CAATCCCCGAAGGTCAATCCCCGATAATACTATACAATACACTATACACTACACTATACACTACACTAAAAGCTTGACTCCTCTCCAAATTCAGTATAAAATCTCTTTAAAAGCTTTGTTTTGACCCGTTTTCAGCCCGTTTTCAGCCCGTTTTCAATCTTTTTAAGAGGAAAATAAAAGGAAAACCATGAAAGATTTAGGTAGTATGACCCTATATAAAGGCAAATTAGGAGATGTTCAGTTAATAATGTGGGACGCTTTGCCCAATTGCACCGCAGAATGCTCTATTTACACCGAATGTCCTTACGACAAAAGTAGGCTTAAATGCGAAATGAGAAGGAGATATTTAGAGAGTGTCATGGAGTCTTTGGAAGCAGGGGTTAAGAAAAAAGATGAAATATCTTCCCTTACCATAGGACTTATGGTAGCTCCTTTATTTCAAAGTCTTATTTCATTTAAGATCTTTGCTCATTCATTAGATCATGGGGTAATGTTGAAAAATAAAGTCCATCCTATTTATAGAGAAATCAGACAAACCATTAAAGAAATAAGTTCTTTGTTGAAGGATCTTGGGCTTACAACCGATGATAAACAAAAGAATTACTTGGATGGGAATTCTGAATTTTATGATGAAATGATTAAAAACGGACGGACAGTATCATGAGTACCTCCGGTCTTATTCGACGTAAGAAATCTGAGATTACTTATCTCTCCGGAGGGGATGGTTTTATTAAATGGTGTGAAGAGAATGTCAGGATAAAGATTTATATTGATGGAATGGCTGTTTGGTGCCCCATCTCTGATCTTCCTACAAAAGTTAATCCAGAAACTGGCAGGTGTTCCAAAGATATGTGGGACTTCCAATGTGGAGTTGCTCGGGATGCTTTAAGAATGCATGATGGTAAATTTCTTAAAAGACTCATTGTTCTTTGTTGGATGCGTGGTGAAGGTAAATCACTTTTTGTCTGTCTTATTCAGCTTTGGAAGTTCTTTAATTTCCCTGCCCAACAAATTATGCTTGGTGCTAACTCCAAAGATCAGGTTAAGTTCGTTCATTATGATATCATGCGAGATATTATTCTTAACTCCCCAAGACTTATTAGAATTGTTGGTGAGAGGAATGTTCAAGAGAAAGAGATCCGTTTAAAGAATGCCAAAGGTCATATTGTCAGCATTATTAGAAGTATTTCCAGTTTTAGTGGCATTGTATCTAATATTACTGGGTATACGTTCTCTGAAATCTTTGATATGAATAATCCAAAGTTTTTTACTCAGCTTGATGGTAGTATCAGGAATATTCCCAATGCTCTTGGTGTTATTGATAGTACCGTCTCAGCAAAGAACCACATCCTTTACCGTCTTTATGATACTTGGAAGAAAGGTCTTGATCGGACCTTGTTCTTTTCCCATAGAGATTCACCTAAAGCTTCTCATAAAGATTTTACCAATCCAGAAATGACCCAAGTCCAGCTTAACTCTTATAAAGCAAAATTTCCATCAAGAGAATTTGCTATGTACTTCAGGAATACTTGGGATGCTGGAAGTAAAAAGATGTTTACTGAGGAAGTATTCTTGGCCACTCAATATATTGGTTTTAGGAATTCTCTTGGTGAATATAATAAAGTTCTTGGTACGATTCAAGCATATCTTACAGCCAGAGAAGAAAATAAAGTCCCTGAAGATGAAATATTTGAGGACGGTACTTATTCTCAAATGCAAGCGGATTTGTTACCTTTATCCAGTATTTATGAGTTAAAGACTTCCTTCAATCAACCAAGAAGTATTACGATGGATGAATTAGAAAAACTTGGTGATGTTTATAATACGGATTTTGCCCTTTGTGTAGGTGTTGATAGAGCCGATCCTATGAAAGCAAATATTCTTCAAGGGGCAAAAACAATGGTTTGTTTGATTGCTAAAGGATTACCAGGGAGTAGAAATAATCCAGCAATCCTACTTCAACAAGATACCACAGTCCTAAAATATATGTATTTTGTGATTGATCTTAAACATATTCAACACAGTGATATAAATTCAATCAAGTCCGTCATTGAAGAATACTCAAATAAATATGATGGTGTTGATTCCCTTTGTACTGAGCGATGGGGAATGTGGGATATTGGTGATTGGTGTGAAGAGCTTGAAATTGAATTCCTTGCTTTGACTGCTTCTTATCCAATACAGAAAGATGGTTTTTCAGAAGTATACAGTATTTTAAATGAAGGGCGATTAAAATGTCCTGAAATTGTTGTAAGAGGAAACAAGAAAGATAATATATTGGAAGAAGAGTTCCTTCTTTTTGATCATGATCCTATTAGAAAGTTTTATGGTACACCGGAAAAGAAAGAAAAGATGGGGGTTCAAGATGATTGCATTTTTGCTATCAACTGGGCAATTTACGGAGGTCGATTTATTGGAGCAGAAGATTTTAAATCAAGGCATGTTGTTACATCTTTAGGTGAATTTTATGAAGATAGGAAATCTTTAGTTGGGAATTACAAATAAAAGGAGTTAAAATGAAAGAGTTAACCCAAGAAGAATTTGATGCCGCCATTGAAGATATGCCGGATGATGTCTTACAGTATGCGGCACAATCATTCGCACCATGGCAAAGTCCTGTACGAGAGAATAATACTACATTAGATGAAGATGGTTTTTCTCTTAATGGTGTTTCTACTTCTGATTTTAAAAAATTCCCAGAACTACAAAAGAGTTGTTGGGAAAAATTTAATACAAACCCACATTTGAATTCACATGTCCGGGATATTATGGGAAGTATCGCTGGATACGGTTGGGATATTGCTTCTGAAATACCAGAGATTGACGAAGTAATTTATGAAGAGCTTTATGATATTAGGAATGAGCTTTATAAAAATATTCCTAAGTATGTTGCCAGAAGTGAAATTGAAGGTGAATTGTTCCTTTCTTTAACAATTCACACGGACGGTTTTGTTGAGATTGATTTTATGGATCCTTCTTCTTTGAAAGGTGGTGGTGATTATGATTCTGGAATTTATTTTCATCCACAAAAACAGACAATGCCTATTTTTTATAGTTTCAATATTAGGAATAATGCTGGAAAAGTAGAAACTCAACTTTTCCCATCTATTTATGTTGCTCATTATCCTGAATTTGGTACTTTAGTTAAGAATCTTTCAAAACTATCAGAAAGTCAGTTTAAATTTGCTAAAGGAGTTGGTAAAAAATATGAAAATGTTGGTGGGTATAAAACTTTTATAGTTGCTTGGGATCGTGGTTTTCTTACTCCTAGGAATCTTTCTCATATTTCTACAACTCTTGAGTGGATTAACCATTATGTAAACCTTAAGAAATGGGAAATTGATCATAAAAAATCTGCTGGTTCGTATTTATGGGTTGTTAAACTTACAGATACAAAAGCTTTTCGGACTTGGTTGAAGATGACTCCTGAACAAAAGAGAGATACCGGGTTAACTGCAAAGAAAACTCCTGGAGGAACTTTGATTCTTCCTCCTGGGATTGAAATTGATGTTAAAAATCCAAAGCTTCCCAGTATTTCCGAACAAGATACAGATATTATGCATATGATTACTTCAGGATTGAATAAACCAGAAGATATGGTAACTGGACAAACAAGAGGGGATACTTTTTCTGGTGTTAATGCTTCTCGTGGACCGCAAACAGATCGTATTTACCATGAGATTTCATTTTTTGAAAGATTTCAAAGGTATGATTTATGGAGAAGCATCTTTGTTTTAAAGAATAAGATGGTTAATTTCCCTTTAAAGTATAAGGTTAAAAAAGCATTTGAATTTAAAGATAAGAAACCCGTATTTAAAAATATAATTTTTCCTCCTTGGGAATTGATGGATTTTGATTTTCCAACATCAGAAATAGGAGATGTTGAAGGGAAAGCAAGAGCTTATCTTGGAGTTAAACATCCAAGTGTTGTAGAATCTCTTGGTATCCCTCGTTCTATCATTGCAAAGAAGCTTGGTTTTTCAAAATATTTTAAAAATCGCCTTCAATATGAAACCGAAGAGGAGTTAATGCCAGATCTTCCTTTGACTGCGGCACTTGATTCAATTCAAGAAGGTGCTGATGGTGACGGTACACAAGAGCCTACTCTTCCGGATAAAAATAAAGACTCTGATAAAAATAAAGACTCTGATAAAAATAAAGACTCTGATAAAAATAAAACTAAAAGTATTTTAAAAAGGAGAAAGTAATGGTTTTTTCTCGGAATTATATTTTAAGGA